TATTGGAAGAACCGTGCGATGACCAAAGAGGGCATCGACAAGAAGGTTGCGGAAGAGAATCGCCAGATGCGTCAGGAACTGGCAGAATTACGCGGTGCCTTTACCACGCTGAAGGACATGACCCCCCAGCGACAGGAAAAGCCCGCACCCGAGCCGCCTGCCCAGCAGCAGGCGCGACATCTCCTGAAGCCCGAAGAGATTGCCGACTACGGCGAAGACCTGATCGACGTGATGAAACGCGCCGCTCGGGAGGCCGTCCAAGGCGAGATCGAAATGCTGAAGCGGGAGAACAAGACGTTGAAGGACTCGCTGGGTCAGTTCCAGCAGGACAATGCGACCAAGGCTCGCAACGACGTCTACGGCACCCTGCAATCCAAGGTGTCGAACTGGCAGGAAATCAACACGAGTGAAGAATTCCTGCAATGGCTGAACGAAGCCGACCTGTTCGCGGGTAAACCGCGTGGTCAGCTTCTTCAGGAGGCTTTCGAAGGCAATGACGCGGCCCGCGTCACGGCTTTTTTCGAAACCTTCCTCAGAGAGCAACAGACCGTAGCACCGGACCAGAGTGCGCCACCGGCACAGCCTGAACGGCAGCCGAAACCGACGCTGGATACCATGGTCGCCCCCGGTAAACCCCGAGGTGGCGCGGCTCAAGCTCAAGGGGATCAGAAGCGAATGTGGTCGCAGGACGAGATTCAGTCGTTCTACAACGCTGTCCACCACGGTAGGTATCGCGGCAAAGAGAAAGAGCAGCGTGCCATCGAGCAGGACATCATTGCGGCCACAAAGGAAGGGCGAATCCGTTTTTGATAACTTTGTGAAGGAGTAGCAACATGGCATATCCCGTCAACGCCACCCCGTGGCCGACTGGCTCCGCGAATCCGGACCCTGCGTACACGGGTGTTTTCATCCCGACTATCTGGTCAGGTAAGCTGATCGAGAAGTTCTACGACGCCTCGGTCATTCCCGCTATCGCCAACACCGACTACGAGGGCGAAATCTCGTCCTATGGTGACAAGGTGGTGATCCGCCAGCAGCCGGATATCAGCATCAACGCCTACGAGGCCGAGCAGGCACTGGCATTCGAGCGCCCGTCCGCCTCCATCGTGGAACTGCTCATCGACAAGGGCTACTACTTCAACACGATCCTCGACGACGTGATGGAAGTGCAGTCTGACCTCGACCAGCTTTCCATGTGGTCTGACGACGCCTCGGAGCAGATGAAAATCCAGATCGACACCGAGGTGCTCCACAACGAGCTGCTGGATGGTGCTGATGCCGCCAACAAGGGCGCGACGGCCGGTCGCAAGTCCGGCAACGTGGACCTTGGTGTCACCACCTCCCCGCTCGTGATCACCCCGCGTGCGCCGCAGGCTGGCGAGACGGAAGTCATCGACGTCATTACCCGTCTGGGTCAGGTGCTGGACGAGCAGAACATCCCCGAGACCGGCCGTTGGATGGTCATTCCGGCTTGGATGGCTGCGATGATCAAGCGTTCGGAACTGCGTGACGCAGCCCTCACCGGCGACGGCCGATTCGCTGGCCGCTGGCGAGTTCGCCATCTTCGCCGGTCACAGCGTGGGCTTCACCTTCGCATCCCAGATGTCCAAGGTGGAAACCCTGCGTGGCGAGTCCACCTTCGGCACCATCCTCCGTGGCCTTCAGGTCTACGGTCGTAAGGTGACGAAGGGAACCGCCGTTGCTGAAGCCATCGTCAAGGCTGCGTAATGGCACAGGCCGTGAAGATGCCGTGGGGGGCATTACGCCCTGCCACGGAGCCTTTCCTCGGCTACCCCGACGCTGTTCTGGTCGAGGTAGATGAGGGAGGGCGTGTTCTCGGCCCCGTGAAGAAGCGGGCGGCCCGTAAAAAGGCCGCTCCGCCTCCTTCCGTGGATAACTCGGACTTGGGCGACCTCGATGGCTTGGACGATATCTGATGCTGTTACCGAGACGCGGCGTCTGTTGCAGGACACCCGCTCGCCGTTTCGCTTTGACGATGCCCGCCTGATCCAAGGGTTGAACCAAGCGATGGCCGAGACACGTCGGCTACGCCCCGACCTGTTCCTCGGGCTGGACTTCAACCTCCCCTATTACACCGACACCACTGCCGACATGGCGAAAGCGTTCCCGATTGACGAGATGTACTTCCCGTCGATTGTCGATTACATGGTTGCCCGACAGGCATTCGCGGACGATGAGTTCGCAGTGGATGGCCGGGCGATGGCATTCATCCAGAAGTGGCAAGGCAACTTGGTGGGGGGCGCTGGTGGCTAATCTCGATGGTTGGATGGACACCCTGCGAACCCGGTTGCCGGGGGCTGATGACAATGTACTCAACCTCGAACTCCGCAACACGATCCGTGAATTCTGCACCCAGTCGGGTGCATTTTTGAAGCGGGTGGAACTTGCCCTGAAGCAGGACAAGAACGAGTACAACCTCAACCCGCAGCCCGATGGCAACGTGCTCTGGGTCCACCAGATTTACTCCGCCAAGGGGTTTGAGTACGTACTGGTGGACGACGAGCGACTGGCTCGCGTCGGAATGAACCGGGCGTACTGCCCCTCGCCGGGCATGATCCGGATTTCACCTACCCCCGACGCTGATGCCGACAAGGAAGACGGCTTGGTGGTGTGGGTCGGCATGGTGCCGAACTTCAACATCACCAACCTCACCGTTCCCGACGAGTTCGAGACGGCATGGTTCGACCACATTCTCGATGGGGCGCTGTTCCGACTGCACAGCCAGCACAAGCGTCCATGGACGAACCCCATGAACGCCCAGTACCACGGCCGCCGATTCCGCAACGGCATGGCGCAGGCCCGCGACATCACGAGGCGACGGTTTTCCGACGCAGACAGCAGCTTCCATTTCCCAGCGTGGGGCAACCTGCCACGCGAAAGGAGCCGCTGGTGAGCTTTCCTGTCAACAGCTACGAAGTTCACGCCCAGCGCGTCCTCAAGTACGAGGGTCCGGCACACGAATGGAACTTTGGAGACCCCGATGAGACCTTCTGCGTGGAACGTCTCAACCAGTGGTATTACGACGTTCCGCCAACTGACACGGTGTTTTTCGTTTCCCCCACGGTTAGCACGTTCCAAGTCCCTGCCGCCCCGAGCCTGACCAAATTGCCCAAGGAGAGCAGGACATGCTAGGCAACGTCACCCAGCACCCGTCTGAGAGCAAGAAGTACGTTCTCGACTACTCGAAGTTTCTCGACACCGAGGGCGGAGAGCTTTTGTCCTCTGTCACGGTGACGATAGACCCGCTGGACACAACCACGCCGCTGCGTGTGCTCAGCACGCTCAGCAACGACCAGACACAGGTACTGCTGACGATCTACGACGGGCAGGCAGACGAGCAATACACGGTCGGCGTTCTTGTCACGACCACCTACAACCAGCGCGACCATGACTGCTTGGGCGTGACTGTAACGGAGCAGTGCTGATGGCTAGAATTTTCGCAAACAACGCCACGACCACCCTAGCCGACGCACTGCTTATCGCTGACCGGACTATTACGGTAACGCCGGGCACCGGGGGTGTTTTCCCTGCGATTGATAACGCTGGTGCAGGCGAGTGGATGGACATGACGCTGGAAGACGTCAACGGCCAGATCGAGATTGTCCGCTGCATCACCCACACCCCCGGCTCGGATGACTTCACCCTAGCCTCTGACGGGCGCGGACTGGAAGGCACATCCGCCGCTGATTTCAACGTGGGCACGCGAGTCGAGTTGCGGTTGACTGCGGCAGCACTCAACGGCTGGCTACAGAAAGACGGCGACGTCATTGACGGTGGAGACTTCTAGTGAGCTACCGCTTCTCCAACAACTACAACACGGTGCTGGTCGCCCCCATCGGGGATACGGACACGACGATACGTGTTGCAGACTCCAGCGGCCTGCCTGACACTTCCACAGGGAACACCTTCACCCTGACACTGGAGTCGGCGGACGGTCTGAAACTGGAGATTGTTCTCGCCACGGACGTGACAGGTGACACCATAACCGTCACCCGCGCCCAAGAGAACACGCTGGCGCTGTCTTTCGCCATCAACGACAACGTGACCCTGCGCCTGACAGCGGGGGCGCTGAACAACTTCTCGCAGAACGACCATAACCACACGGGGGTCTATTCCCCCGTTGGCCACGCGCACGTCTGGGCCGATATCTCTGATCCGCCCGCGACCTACCCGCCTTCGTCGCACAATCATGCTTGGGCCGATATCACCGACCCACCTGCTACCTATGCGCCATCCGCGCACACCCACGTTGAGGCGGATGTCGCCGACCTCGACAAGTACACGCAGGCCGAGGTGGATGCGGCGATTGCAACGCGAGTCGGGTATGGCGCAGATAACACGGTGGCTGGTGCGAAGATTTCCGTGGTGTCGGCCATGCCGGGGACGCCGGAATCCGACGTTATCTATTTCGTTACGGGGTAATACATGGCAACCATCATTCGAAGCAAGCGCACGGTAGACGCAGGCAAAGAACCAGCCGCTGGCAGTCTCCAGTTAGGCGAACTTGCAGTAAACGTCACGGATCAGAAGATGTGGGTCGGCGACCAGTCGGGCGACCCTGTAGTGCTCGCGTCTGGCGACGGAGGTGGTGGAACCGACACGCACAACGACCTCAACGGCCGCACGGTCGCGCTCTGTCACCCGTTCGCGTCTATCTACGACCCCGCCAACAACGACGAAAACCTCGCCGATGCTCTCAACGGCAAGGTCGGCGAAGCACCCATCGACGGGCAGTATTACGCGCGCGGCAACGAGGGTTGGGCAGCCATCGACCTATCCGTGCCATCTGCTCAGTGGGGTTCCATCACTGGAAACCTCTACAGCCAGTCCGACCTGATGGCTGAATTCTCGGAGTACGGTAAGCGGAAGAGCAGTGTCAGCGTCAGTGGCTTGTGGACTTTCACTGGCTGGACGGGCTACAACAGCGGCCTCAAGT